AACAACGATATCGATACTATGTGTATCAAAACATACCCACCAAACGTACCATGATTGATATTGGTGCCAACATTGGTATCTTTGCTAGGCCCAGTGCAGAGCAGTTTGAACGTGTGATATGTTTTGAGCCAGTACTCAAAAACTTTGAAGTCTTGCAAAAAAATCTTGAAAATTATACCAACGTAGAATTGCATAACTTGGGTCTTAGCAATAGAGATCAAACAGCAATATTTGAATTACAAACTCTCAAGTGTGGACATACCAAACAAGTAGCAGAGTATGTTCCAAACCCAGAGTTTGAACAACACACTGGGAAGTTAACCACACTGGATCGATTCAATTTTGAATCAGTTGACTGGATCAAGATTGATGTTGAAGGTTTTGAAAATGCAGTGCTTGAAGGTAGCCGTGATACTATACAACGAAACAGGCCATGGTTGTTGATTGAAGATAACGGCCAACAAGATCAACACAGACAATGGCTTAATGATTTGTGCGGCCCATATGAGTCAGCTCCTGTCAAGAGCAAAAGTAATACAATATGGATACCCAAATGAAATACGCAGTTGTCACAACATTCAACGCCAGCGGTTATGACCGCTATGCCAGTCGCATGATTGACACGTTCTTGCAAAACTGGCCCAAAGAAATTGATCTATACGTATACACCGAAGATTGTGCAATACGCCAAAGCGCACCAAACCTGCATGTTAGAGATCTACATGCAGTGAGTCCTGAGATCGTGGCCTTCAAACAGCGTTGGGGTAATGATCCACGTGCTCGTGGTTTGGTTGCCACTGGTCCTGCAGATCGCAAAGGCAAAGCTCCGGGTATAGGATTTCGTTGGGACGCCATTAGGTTCAGTCACAAAGCCTATTCAGTGTTTCACTGTGCCTCCAATTGTGATGCTGATGTGATGTTTTGGATGGATGCAGACATGGTGTGTCACACACCTATTTCTACTGAATTTATTGACAGTCAAATGCCCGCCAAGATTGGCCTGGCATACCTGGGTCGTGAAAAGAAATTTACTGAATGTGGACTGTACGGTATGAATCTACGTGACAGTATCACACGCACCTGGTTGGGCGAATTCCAGTTGGCCTATGATTCAGGACGACTCATGACCATGGCTGAATGGAATGACTGTTGGGTGTTTGATGAAACTCGTAACGAAGTGCAAGCCGCACACCCCAAATGGCGCCAACTAAACTGGTCAGCAGGATTGATCAAGGGAGAAGGGCATCCGTTGATCAACACTGCTTGGGGTGCTTACTTGGACCATCTCAAAGGCAAACGCAAAGAAACTGGACGCAGTATGGCCAAGGATCTTATACAACCACGCACAGAAGGTTATTGGTCTGCGGCGTCGGCCTGATACTCAGCTTTGCTGTGCTTGGCCTTGTAGTGTATGAGATACTCGCCTAGTACTGTGTGAGGCAACGGAGTTTTGTAGGGCTTGGCAAATCCCTCACATAAATCATATACTGGTGCGTCAGCAAGATTGATTGCGGCACCAAACACATCATTGTCGTAGAACCTGCGTAGGTCAGCATGATCACGTTCCACATAGCGTCTACGATACTCGTTTCTAAACGCATCAAACTTTTCGTGCTGAGTGTTCACAGCAAACACACCTGTTTCGGGCACAAGCCATGATCCAGGATTGCCTGACTTGTCGGTAGTGTAGGTTACTCCCATGTACATGGCAAGATCTTCTGACCGCATGCAGTCCAATATTACATGAGCCGGCGGCGATTTCATTGTAACAACATCGGCATCCAGCCACAAGATCCAATCAGCAGTGCTGTGATACATGGCATGTATAAAACTAAATGCTTTTTTGCTGAATTTTTTAACTTGCACACCGTACTCAGTGTCTTGTTGCAATGCATGATATTCTGTGTCTACTTGTGAGTTAAAATCAATCTGCTTGATTCGGTCATGTGGATCCAATTCAAACCCTTCTGTGTAACAGGTAAGGCTGAATTCTGGATCCCATAATTCCAAAAAGCTAGATACACAATCTTTGCCAATAAGATCATAGTAACGTCGATCAAAGCTGGTTATAATTTCTATCATTTTTCCACAAACTTTCTCATGTGTGCCCAGGCTGTGCCATCTCTGAGTTCATGATGGCTCCAGTGAAATTGACTGATTCGTTGTGCCCATGCATCTCGATCAGGCATGATTGGTGTTTCAATTTTGTCAAGTCTGGTTTCTGCTATTTCCCTAGCTTGACTACGTTCTGGATCTGTTACAAATACCGGAATGCCTTCAATGGCCGCGCCCACAGCCGGACTAGAATTATGATTGACCACTGCCCAGCAATTTTTTAAATCTTGTTCTAGGGAAGTGTCAGGTGCGCTGAGTTCGATATTGAGCAACCTACGGCCAATACATAACTTTATCAATCGATCGCAGTATTTTTTAGCACGTTTGTCACCGGGGTGGGCACGTATCCTAATAGGTCTCTTGGTATATCTACGTAGTTGCATGATGGTCTTCATGGCCCAGTCTAGTACTTCAAACCCGCCCATGCTCCACCCGCCATCACGTTGCAAACACAACAGCACATGATTGCCTTGTGTGCGCCATGGACGCAGATTTATGTTGAGATTTTGTTGTACTGCCGCCCAGCGAGCAGGATCTGGATTGGCATCACAGTACTCTCCTGTGTTGGGAAATATGCCATCAAAACTGTAACGCAACCAATAGCCGGGGTTGGCAGTGTTTTTGTACAAAAACAAATTGCTGTCAGCAATTACGGTGCGACCATTGTAGGTTCTTTGACCATCTAGTATTTGTTGTCTTAGTTGTAGATGCGGAGAACTTTTACCATGCTCATGTACCCAACCCAGTATCACTGCTACATCACTGGGTTGATAGTTAAAGTCGTCGACAATGACTCCTTCGTCACCACAGGCCTGCACACCTTGTATGAAAAATCTCAATGTGTTTGCTTTGTCTGTGGCTGCCTTCAAACTCTCAGCAGATGTGTACTGTTCTTTTTTGGGCAACGTGGCCAAATAACTTACTACTTTCATTGTTCTTGCATCATTCTAAAAGCGGTGCCGTCACGCAATTCTCTCACGTGATATTGTCCATACGCCATGCTGTGGCACCATGCGTCCAGCGTGTCTCGGTTGGCCCATACTGGACTTTCAATTTGACTCAGGTCCTTGCTGGCCACTGGTTCTGCCACATGACTGGGTGCTAGTACAAATGCTGGTACGCCGGCAAAGATTGATTCGACCCCTGCAACACTGTTGAATGTTACCAAGGCATGCACATCACTGGCCAACACTTGATGTAACGGTGCAGTGGCCACACGATCAATTCGTTTGGGTGCTCGTTGTCTAACTTCTACAGGACGATCTGTGTATTTTTTTATTTCTGCAACAGTTTGTTCAACCCATTGTTGTTGGTCAATGCCGTAGTACCTGCAGGGTTTTTCATCGGGCGCTGCCACAATAATTTTTCTACCAAACTTTCTTGGTTGCAACTGAATGCCTAATGCTTGCCATCTGTCAGCAGGTCTTGGCACAATTGTTTTGTGTTGTAAATCGTTGCGAACAATACGGTGATACAGTTTATTGCCCATGCGATTTAACTTGCTGATGTTGTTGCCAACATAGCCAGAATCCACATAGTAAAAATCTTTGTTATCAGCCAAGCACTTCTGCATGATTTTGTACTTGAGAATGCCACGCATGACCGGAGTCATTTCATCCATCAGCACATCGTATTTGTAGTCAAAGAAATCAGTGTCAGTGGGTTCTTGTCCAGCACTCCGGGCCAGCATGTTGATGTACTCATCCTGATTGCCTTTGCTGAGGAAAATAAATTTGGTCATATGATATCTCTTTGTTGGCAGTACTCTGTAAGTATTCGTTCTCGGTGCCACTCACTGCCCTGGGGAGTGTCAGCAAATTCGTGAAAGCATGGAGTGCCCAAGGTATAATGCAAGAGCTTGGCCGCGGGGTTTGGCCCGTATTCATCGGGCAACCAATTCCATTCCTTCGGTAGTTCACCAACACGCTCATCGTCTAGCCACGTGAAGCGGTGGAGCTCACTGCCTGTGGATTTTTGGATGAACTCGGGAGTAAGTCTCCGGTTAGGAAAGCTACTACAATTCCACAGAATAACACTACTCCAATTTTTTCGAGGATAGTCTTCATTTTTTGCTCCTAGATATTTTACCGGCATCTTTGTCTTGTAGTCATGCTTGACCACTTGTACATCTTTGGACATGTCTCTCATGGCCCAAAGTTCTGCAATGTCGCCACGCACAATCATATCACCATCTATAAAAATTGCTGACCCAGTCCAACTCATCAAATACGGAACTAGGAAACGTGTGTAGATAAAGTGGTTACTACCATCCGTGTGTGTTTCGTCGTAGTCTTTGAACAAGTTAAGTGCCACAGGCACAATGCTCACAGGACGGCTTGCATTTCTAATAATGCTGTTGACACAGGTATGATATGCTATGGCCTCTCGTGGGTCATAGCCGACAAAGATTGGTATGATATCTTTCATCTGCGCTGGATATCCTCTTCCACACAACTCTCGCCATACTGAATCTCAATCAGTTTTAAAGGTTTATCAGTTTCATTGCACAACATGTGCCAGCTATTTTTTGGAATAAAAATATGTTCATGTTTGACAAAAGTGCCCAGTGACTCTTCGTCTGTGCTATTATCCAGTGTGTAAACTGCGGCTTCGCCTTCGGCCACAAACCAAAACTCAGCACGTTGTTCGTGACGTTGCATACTCAAACAAGTCTTGGGCGCAACTGTGAGTTCTTTGAGTTTGGTATTTGCACCTACTTCGTGTAGCACACGATAGTATCCCCATGCTCTAGTGGTCTTTGGTGTTTTCCACTCTTCCAAGATCCACGAACTAGAATTGGCTTTGTTGTCTCCTCCAACTCCAAACACAAACTCCACATCGTCAAACACCTGTTCTGGAATGTTTTCAGATGTTCTATCTCCGCCGTTGGCAAAGATGATTTCATCGTTGGGATATTTTTCCTTGACCTTGCGAATAGCATCAATGCTGGATCCGTCATCGTCATTGAATTCAATCACTTCCCCAACCATGTGTAGGTTGTCCAACACAACCATGCGTTCACGCCAAGGCATAAACGGGCGGCCTTTTTTGCGTGTGAGCCACGCATCTGAGTTTAGTCCTACCACCACGTGATCACCTAAGTGGTCTGCGTGATTCAGATAAGAGATATGTCCGGAATGTAGCGGATCAAAGCCGCCTGTAACAAGTACGATTTTCATGTTGATATTTATAGGCTAATATAATGGTAAATATAATATGGAGCACTTTTACCAAGACATCTCAGGCTTTATGAGCCACAAAAATACGGTGATGCTGGACATGGCATTGGATCAGTTTCCCAAATCAGGCACTTGGGTTGAACTGGGATCTTGGACTGGTCGCAGTGCGGCATATTGTGTGGTTGAGTTGCTGAATCGAAAAAAACTAGGTGAATTTTATTGTGTAGATAGTTGGAAGGGTGAAACTACTATAGCATATGATCAGGCCATAGTGCAAGATCTTCAGAACATTTTTCGTAAAAATGTCAATCCTGTTATTGACCATATCCGCATGTTGAACATGATGAGCTGGGACGCCGCAGTCCAATTTGAAGATAAATCTGTGGATTTTTGTTATGTGGATGCTGGGCACAGTTACGAAGCAGTGACCAATGATCTCAAGGCCTGGTGGCCAAAGATGCGGCCTGGCGCCATGTTTGGCGGTGATGATTACACCAAAGGTTATCCAGGAGTACAACAGGCAGTCTGGGACTTCTTTGGAGCACTGGGCATAAAGGTACGTAGATCAGGGCGTTGTTGGTTGGTAACAAAACCAAACGCACAATAACAAGATGATTTAAATACCACATGAATACATCTTGGCAACAACACTATCGCACCACATATTATGATTTACTAAATCCCAACGTCAGCGGGGCCAAGCGATCTTTGGTTGAAGGCATTTACAAACGAGCTGCAGGGTTTGATCTCATGTTTGATCTGCTGTTGAGCCAACGTGAAGAAAACTTCTTAATTGTGGAAACTGGTACTCTAAGAAATCCGGGCAACTGGAAAGATGGGCAAAGCGCGGCATTGTTCACAGAGTTTGTGGAGTGGCACGGTGGCCAAATGCGCAGTGTGGACATTGATCCTGTGGCAGTTGATATTGCACGTTCACACATTGTGAGTGATCGGTTCACAGTCACATGCAGTGACAGTGTTGCATGGCTAGATGCCATGCAGGATCGAGACCAAGTGGATCTATACTACTTAGATTCCTGGGACGTAAAATGGCACGATGACAAGGACAGTGCTGATCACCATCTCAAAGAATTTCTCTCAATCGAACCTTATCTAAAGCCCGGATGCATTGTGGCCATAGATGACAACAGCCGTTGGGCCGCTACCCAAGCTCGCACAGGCAAAGGCCGTGCTATTGTGGAATATCTTGAAACCAAGAATCATCATCCCATCCACGATGAATACCAAATAATATTTCAATTCTAATGATTATAGATACATTTTTATTCAATGACGAATTTGACATGCTGGATATACATCTAGCAATCACCAGTCACTTTGTTGACCGCTGGATAGTGCTGGAAGCCAGTAGAACGTTTAGTGGCATACCCAAGCCGTATAATCTAACCAACAACCTGGCGCGGTATCAGGCACAGTATCCTGACAGAATACAAGTGGTCACGCTGGAGTTGACTGCTGACCAAACCAACTTGATTTGTGAAACCATGATGCGACAAGGCCTGCAACCTGCTATTGATCAATACAGTGCAGATGATATTGTCATTCACGGCGACCTAGATGAAATTGTTGATCCCACCAAGTGGCCAGCCATTGTTGATTTGATGAACGCTAACGATCGTCCAGTCACCTGTGGATTTGAAATGTACATGTACCGTTTTGATCAGCGAGCCGATCGTGGCTGGAAAGGCAGTGTGGTTGCTAGAAAGCGCATGTTCGCTACGCCGCACGAATTGTACAAAGGGCAAAACGTCAAACGCAAAGACCGCAGTCATTGTGTGGGACTCAAAGAACCAGTTGGCTGGCACTGGACCTGGATCGGCACAGATGAATTGGTAAAAAACAAAGCACGAAGTTGCATTGAAAGTCAGCACAGAGACCCAGACCAAATACTTGAAGCATTCAAACGCCTGGACACAATATCAGCAATCAATCACAAGTGTACCACCCAAACTATCAATACTGCATACCCTGAACAAGTACAATCAGTATTGAAAAACTATCCACAATATTGGAATCATGCTCCGGCGCCGTAATGAAAACCGATCGAGAACTCAAGCAACAGCATCGTGCGGCTAGGCAAGCACATCGCGAATCAAAAAGAAACCACTTATCTGCCCCGGTCAATTCTGCTGTGATTGATTGTGCCTGTGTTATTCATGGTACTGGGTATGACTGGGAGTATGTGGAACGACTGTACAACATGCTCACACGCCAACTTCCAGGCGGCATACGTTTTCATGTGTACACAGAACACGACAGGTCAGTACCACCACACATGATCAAACACATCTTGGATGATTGGGGTTTTGGCGGCCCAAAAAAGTCCTGGTGGTACAAGATGCAGTTGTTTAATCCTGCACATTTTTCAGGACGCTTGTTGTATTTGGATCTTGATGTGGTAGTGGTTCAGAATCTGGAATGGATCACTGCACTTTCCACAGACTATTTCTGGACCATTAGAGATTTTAGGTATCTGCAAAATCCTCGTATCAACTCCATGAACTCCAGTGTGATGTGGTTTGATGTATCTAAATTCAGTTGGGTATGGGACAAATTCAATTCAGGACCTGTGTCGCAGATGATTCAAGGCTTTCCTGGAGATCAGGATTTTTTAAATCACACAATAGATCATAACAAACGCAGATTCTTTGATGACAGTAAATTTCAAAGTTATCGTTGGCAATGTCTAGACGGTGGCTACAATTTCAATCGCCGCACCCATCATCGTCCTGGCTCGGGCACAGTCATCTCTCCAGATACGTCTGTTGTGGTATTTCACGGCCGGCCTAAACCACATCAAATCACGGATTCTGCTATACGGCAACATTGGCAGTAAAAAGTAGTACTTTTGTAGTGGTTGACCAATAATTCCCTTTTTGCTACAATAGTGGCATACAAAGCAAAAAGGAGCTGGCATGGGATACAGAATTATCGCAGACAAGTTTGAGACAGACATGATGCGCCAAAAGTATGGCCCACGCAAGGGCTTGGAAGGCCCTTTCAAATATGCCTCTGGACGAGTGTTGTATTATGACCCCCGAGAAGGTCGTTACTACGATCCTACTACAGACTTCTACGTTTCCAACGAAGAAATGGACGCAGAGCATGGCATTCTTGTGCAACGTCTGGTGGATTTCCAAAAGTAATACTTTTTAGTACTAGTTTTTGTTGCAAAAAAGCCACATTTTCCCCGGTTGACCAGAAATGCTCATTTTGCTATAATATATGCATAGAGTAACAAAACAGGAGCCACTAATGAACTTTGAACAAGCCATTGAAATTGTCCAGCAATACAAACAAGATTGGGCCCTGCCCGGACTACTGGAAACCCTGCAACAGATGCAGGATTGTTACGACGATCTCAGCGACCAGGAAGCCCGTGCATATCGTGTGGTTTTTCGTGACATGAGCCGCCTGTTTGCCCCGGCCTAAGCGGTTGACCAATAAATCAACATCTGCTATAATTTAATTTTAACGCACACAAAAGGAGCCAACCATGAGTGCAATCCGCGTAGTAAACGGTACCTACCGTAACAAACCCGTCCGTAATCAAGAATTCTTTCTTGTAAGCGGTTTCCAATCCGGTGCCAAAGGTAACTATGTTACTGTCAAAAACAACGGCACTTTTCCAAACTGCCCTGAAACGATTCGTATCAGTGTAGACAACATCTCTGATATCGAGTACACTAACGGCATGACACAACCCAACACCGTACACTTTGAGAAGCCCGCCCCTGTTGTTGAATCTGATGAGGATGCAATGACTCGTATTCGCGAGCGTTTTGAAATCCTTACCGAAATGACCAAGGCCACTGTGAGCGGTGACATCCGCGCCATGATTGTGAGTGGCCCTCCTGGTGTTGGCAAGAGCTTTGGTGTTGAAACTGAAATTGAAAAGGCTTGCCTTTTTGACAAGCTGGCAGGCAAGCGACTGCGAGCAGAAGTTGTCAAAGGCTCGGCTACCCCTATTGGCCTGTTCCAAACCCTGTACAAATACTCAGATGAGAATTGTGTGATTGTGTTTGACGACTGTGACAGCATTTTGCTGGACGACGTGGCCCTCAACTTGCTGAAGGGTGCTCTTGACTCGGGCAAGAAGCGTACCATTAGCTGGTTGTCAGAATCCAGTGCTTTGCGCCGTGAAGGTATCCCAGATCGTTTCGAGTTCAAAGGTTCAGTAATCTTTATTACCAACCTTAAGTTTGACCAAATGAAGTCGCAGAAATTGCGTGACCACTTGGATGCTCTGCAAAGTCGTTGTCACTATCTGGACTTGACTCTGGACACCATGCGCGACAAGTTGTTGCGTATTAAACAGATTGCCAAAGACGGCGTGTTGTTCCAGGACTACGAGTTTGAAGAGGCTGTGCAAGACGACATTATCGACTTTATGCATACTAACAAGGACCGACTGCGCGAAGTATCTTTGCGTATGGCGCTGAAGATTGCAGACTTGCGTAAGATGTCTGTGCTGAACTGGAAGCGCCTGGCAGAGACTACTTGCATGAAGAGCGCCTAATATGGCCTGGTTGGGTGTCATATTATTAATCATAGTAGGACACCCAATGTTAGCAGTCTTACTAGCGTTTTTAATTTTAGTTTTTGGATAAGTTTTCCCGGGCATTGGTTGGCTCCGGCCCGGGCTTTACAACAGGTACCCTTAAAAAAGGTACCTGTTTTTTTGACTTCTAGTAGCAATAAGTATATACTGCTATTATGCCTCAACATCTTGTTATCCGTTTGGGCCTAGACGGAAACTTTGAACTCAACTTTCAAATACGTGATACACCTGTAGCCGAGTTATGGGTCGAGCGTATGCAAGCCCGCGGCAGTTACCCATTGGATCATCCGGATAGATTTTATGGATTTGGCACTCTGGCGCAAGAACAACTTCGTGCAGTAGAGTATATTCAAAAATGCATTGCTACAATTAATGCACACGAATATCTAATAGATAGGCCGTTTGAATACACACAGGACTGCCTTAATTACTTGCACAACATATTTGAACAACATCACGGTTTGCTAGATCAACAATGTAGTGATTATTGGTCACGTGCACCGGAGTCGGCTAGAAAGGCACTGGCAGACTTGAACCTGGCTGTGCATAGATGTGAAAGTGTAGCGGCCGGCACCAATCCAAGATTTGTTTGTACCTGGTATGGCATGCCCAAAACACATCAGTTGGCTTTGAACTTGCAAGAGAAATATACTGAGTCACAAATTCAGTTTGGTACTGTGTATCTAAACTATTGTGAAATTGGAAAAACTGCTGAGGACCTGGCCAACGACAACGATAAGTACATAGGTGATGATGCATTTCGGCCATTTGATCATTACAGCGCCGACTTTAATATACAATTCTACTGTTTGGATCTGACACCGCGTTATGGCAAAATTCAAACGTATATTGACCAGCATCGTGACTTTTTTGTTGCTCGCGGCATCACAAACGTGTATAATACACAAGCAAGACCCTTAAGATTACCGGTTGCAGATTTAGTTTACAATGGCAACCAAGAACAAATACTCTCCCAAATTGCTGAACGGCAATGGGTACAACAAGTGACAATACGATGAAACGATGCACCATACAACTCCGAGATGAAGTGAACATCAAACTAGAAGGACTAGATCTGGATGTTCGCAAGGCCTTGGTCACAGCTTTCAAATACGAAAACCCTGCCGCACGTTATATGCCAGCGGTGCGACTGGGACGTTGGGATGGTAAGGTTGCATACTTTCAACTGGGTGGTAGCAGTTATACAAATCTCTTGCCCGAGATCATTCCTATACTTGAGAAGTTTGATTATGACATTGAACTAGACGATCAAAGAGATTACTCTACCACATTTGAGTTTGAACAGGTGCGTGAAGATTCGTTTGCACATATCACGTGGCCCAAGGGACACCCGGCTGTGGGTGAGCCCATCATCATGCGAGACTACCAAGTGGAGATTGTGAACAACTTCCTGGCCAATCCGCAGTGCCTACAGGAAGTGGCCACAGGTGCAGGCAAGACTATCATGACAGCGGCCTTGAGCAATGCAGTGGCACCATATGGCCGCTCAATTGTTATTGTGCCCAACAAAAGTCTAGTGACACAAACAGAAAAAGACTACATCAACATGCAACAAGATGTTGGTGTGTATTTTGGCGATAGAAAAGAGTACGGGCGCCAGCACACTATCTGTACTTGGCAAAGTCTAAACGTGCTGTTAAAGAACACCAAAGCAGGCACAGGCGAAGTAACCATTGGCGAGTTCTTGGAAGGTGTGGTATGCGTTATCGTAGACGAAGTACACATGGCCAAAGCAGATGCACTCAAAACCTTGCTAACTGGTGTGATGGCTAGAGTGCCAATTCGATGGGGTTTGACCGGAACTATCCCTAAAGAAAAGTTTGAAAGTCAGGCTCTGCTGGTAGGGCTTGGTCCTGTGGTTGGTAGACTCAGTGCCAACGAACTACAACAACAAGGTGTGCTAGCCAACTGTCACGTGAACATTGTGCAGTTGGTAGACCATGTGGAATACAAAGAGTATCAAAGCGAACTAAAGTACTTGCTGGAAGAGTCAGGCCGACTAGACACCATGGCAGAACTGATCCGTAAGGTAAACGAAACAGGCAACACCTTGGTACTGGTAGACAGAGTTGCCGCTGGCAATGAATTGGTTGCACGTCTAGGGGACAAAGCAGTGTTTGTGTCGGGCGCAACAAAAGGAACAAAAAGGCAAGAAGAATATGATCAAATTGCAGACTCAACAGGAAAAATTATTGTGGCCACTTACGGTGTGGCAGCGGTTGGAATTAACATACCGCGAATCTTTAATCTGGTGCTTATTGAGCCCGGTAAGAGCTTTGTTAGGGTTATCCAAAGTATTGGTAGGGGCATCCGAAAAGCAGAGGACAAAGATCATGTGCAAATTTGGGACATCACCAGCACCTGCAAGTTCGCCAAGCGACACCTGACCAAACGCAAACAGTTCTACCGAGAAGCCAACTATCCTTTCTCAGCAGAGAAACTAGAGTGGATGAAGATCGCATGACACACGGAATTGAAATGAAAAAATTAGTAACCTGCGGCGACAGTTATCTAAGCCTTGATTCGCCACCTGGTGAAATCAAAAGTTTTTTGCAACTGTACGCTGAACATAAAAATTTTCAACACATTAGTCTAGCTCGTGCTGCGGCCACGTGTTTTGCTATACGACTACAAATTGACAACGCTATTGACCGAGGTGCTGATTTTGTAATAGTAGGTTGTACCTCCAGTGATAGAATGGACATAGTGGCACCAACAACTCCTCCAAGAATGGACATAGTAGCACCACAGGCCTCTCCTACATACGGCTGGCTTAAACTAAACAATATCTTGTACACAGGATATCGTAGCGTGAGTGAATTTAACATCAAATATAAAAACCCACTGGTTGTGAGTGATGTGATAGAAAATTTACTTAATAAAAAACACGAAAACATGTTGAGTGATCAACAACGCACAGCAATCAAAAACTATGTGGCAGATTTGTATGACAACAATTTGAAGCGCCAAGAAAATTATTTTGTCATATCCGACGGATTGCGTAAACTTCAATATCATCAAATACCTTTTTTGTACATACCACACGGCCTAGGCGGCATGGATTGGTCCTGGGTACAAAAAGTATGGCCATCAGATCGTCTTCCTTGTCAGATGCCAAATGGTGCGTTTGATTGGGATCGCAGTGTCACACACAACGACCAAGCAGCCCATGATGGATTTTTAAATACGCTGTTGGAGCTTACCGAGGATTGGTGTTGAAAAAAGAATTTGATATTGTAGTATGTGGAGACAGTTTTAGTTCAGCAACCAAAACTGGTAATCCGCGTAGCAACACCAGAGATCATTACAGTCAAATATTGCAAGATCAATATGGATATTCAGTGCTGTGCCTGGCTAGAAGTTCCATGACCAATCTTGGCATTGCCTGGCAGATGAGACAGGCAATTGAAATTGGATGTAAATTTTTATTGTATCATAACACCTGGAGTTACAGACTGAACTTGATGATCAATGACAACTTTCAAGTTGAAAAAGGATTAAAAAATTTCATATATCCATTTAAAGATGATGAAAGTTCTTACACCACTTATGTGGGACACAACCCTAGATGCACATCTTCAAATGGAATACCAACACCGGACAATGATGCACCCATACTGAGTACAGTACCTCAGGGTCTTGAAAACAATCCCACCTTGATACTCACTAAAGACCAACACAAGGCCATTGAATACCATTTCAAATATTTTTTCAATGAAGAATTGTACCAAGAAGTTGACTCTTGGATCCTGGCACACTGGCATCATCAAGCAGAAAAAGCAGGAATAGTTCCCATAGACATGAAACAGTCACTGGGTCGACCCATGTTTGATTATCAGATGAAGGGCAAGATGGTGGGTGATACTTATATCATGCACCCAGATCATGATGACGATCGCCCTTTTCACACAGATCAAGCCACCCAACAAACGGTAGCAGATGCTGTGCATATGGAAATACAAAAACTATCAAATGCTTGACATTGTGTAACAAATACTGTATTATAACAACATGCGAATATTAACTCTAGACAACACCTATTACGATCTAAACCACTTGCCCGAGGAAGTGGATGACATGCGTTTTGCCATACTTGACAACTCAAATCCAGCAGACCCAGACTATCACTTTATTCCCTTGATCTTTTTAGAATCGTTCAATGCACCTGCCTTGGTGTTGCGTATCGGAACACAAACAATCAAAATGCCCATGGACTGGCAGATCTTGATTGGAGAGCCCGACATCGGTGACCTAGAAGTGCTACCCCTGACCTCAATCAACGACAGAGGGTTCAAGGTGTTTCAATTCAATCCACTAAGCAGTTATAGACCCAGTTTCCCGGATATTGAAATCCTAGATGTGTATCATGAAGTCAACTGGTACGCACCTAAACTCAAGAACGGTCAAATGTTGGCCGTGCCCTTAAACGATGAACCAGAACCTGACTGTGTGTATTTTGTGAAAGACGTCAGTCGCAACTGTGAAATCGTCAACTACAATCTAGCTTGGTAATGAAACTCAAATACGACAATTATGACATTGGCGGCGAAATCGTCAAAGACAACGAAACCTATGTGCTGAAGGATAATCGGACTCTGAACAATCTTGTGTTGAGTTCCACCAAACTGTATCGCGGGCAGGCCACACGTGGACATAGTCATCCTGGTCAAGAAGAAGTCTACTTTTTTGTACAGGGTACTGGCATGATGATCGTTGACGACGAAAAATTTCGTGTGGCGTCAGGTGATATTATTCTTGTGCCCGACGGAGCATTTCACAGAGTAATCAACGACGGAGAAATGCACCTGTTGTTTAACTGTGTGTTTGATGGAAAGCGTAATCACTGATGGGAAATCTCAAACCTGGTGCCACTTACATTTACGAACGTGCTGAAGGTATCATATATGCACGTGAGTCAGGT